GTGCCACATATCTACTACATGGGAATTACCTCCTAAAATTTTGTATATTTCCATCTCCGTTTTGATACAGGTGTGATCTGTTTGCCTGTCTTGTTTGGCTAAATCATCTTCTGCAAATTGGACATCATTGTCAATTATAGTGATTTTATTTAAATGGGCACTTATTTGTTGAGGTGTCCAACCATCTACGTAATGCACTTTGTCTATCAAGCATCTCTTTAAATTTTCTTTGATGTCTTTGAAAAAGCTGGCGAAGATGCAAGTGATGCCTTTTCGTTGCCAAACGATTTGGCGCACCCTTTGTTCATCGATGGTTTCAGGCATTTTAATGTCACTATCCAGAGTTAATAAACTTGTCAATTCTTTCGAGACATCTTTCATACGGCTCTCTAGTTTATTGTGAATCTTTACTTGGTCCATGCCTGAAAATTCCAAACCATCACTAAATATGTCGTGCAATTCTTTTGATATGTTTACAGAATCTGGTCTTTCTAACAACCAATTTTTAATACTTTCTGCATTCAAAGAAACCGCGGGTAACGCTGCTACTGCTCCTTTTTTGAAATAAACTTCAGCAAAATCTTTGGCGTCTTGGTATGGATCATGTTCCACTTGTCTGAGTGTTAATTTATTACCAAACAAATCCAAAGCGGCCGTTGCATCTGCAAGGTATCTCTTGATGTAATTTGGTTGAGCATGAGTTGGGTATTTGGTCATGTAGGTTTTTGTCACGTCTGTTAAACCACCAAATTCATCTTTCAATGAAAAATTCATATTTTTATTGCTTAAATTTATAATTCCTGGAACTAAAGCAGTTTCGTCGTCATGAAAATTCATAACATGCGGAGCTGCCACTTTCATTAGCAGATCTTTTGTCGTTATATCTCCACTCGTGTCAAATCCTACTAACTCGTTTGTTTGACTCGCTGTTTCTAGTTTGTTTTCATAATTGAAAGGTATATCTGGTTCAACATTTTGAAAATTATTCAAACTCTCTATACTCTTGATTAATTCCGTTGTGCCAGGGTATAACACGTCTTCATCTCTCTTGGACACTGTTTTTTGTTTGACTAAGTCATCGATTGTGTTAACAGTGTTGAGAATGTTTGCATCCACTACAACCGATTCAACAGTTTTACCAATGTACTCTGCATATCCTGATCCGACTCTAGAAAATGATATGCGGGTAAATGTGCTTGAATCATAAAATTCATCTTGCCATTTAAAATCTTTCCATATTGGAAGGAAAACGCTGTTGTCAATTACGCGACAAATAACTTCATATTCTGCTTCTGGGTTGGTGTCATCAACAGCATCCGGTATAACCATGTTAATTTCACGAGCAGTTAAAGTAGGTGTATTGATGTACAGTAATTTTTTATTGTAATCTACTATCGCACATCGTAATTTTAATTGCTGATGCTTTACTGAATCATTTATGGGTAGTGGAGACAAGTTGTTGCCTTTGTTAACCCATTTATTATCAAATGATTTCAAAGCAGCCATTTGCACTTCATAATCTTGTTCGCCTAACTTAGTTGATATGAAACTCAAATCAACTAATTGTGTAACAGATGCTATAGCCCACCCTTCACTATTTAATGTAAGTCTCAATGTACCTCCGTGTTTGAGTGCTTGCCATATTTCTTCATCTATCGTGTATGTTTCGTCGACCAGTCCGTTTTCGATACTTGTTTTGTCGTGTGCTATTAACACATCTTCACGCTCTTTTTGCAATACTAATGTTCTTTCAGGTAAGTTGTGATGATCGCGGTTAGTAAATTCAGTAATTAATAATTTCCGTGCATCTCTATTCACGGGGTACGATTCCCATCCTCCGCGATATTTTGCGGTGGATTTTTG